CGAGGTTTTTGTTGCTTACGTGATGAGGAAATGAGCGATGCCAGGCCCCATACCTAAACCGATGGCGCTGAGAGAGCGGCGCAACAAGGTGGCCACGCGCGCGTCGTTGGCGCCGGAAAGCGAGCCGCGCAAGCGCGCCCCGCGTCTGCCCAAGCGGGAAGGGGACTGGCATCCCATGACGCGCGCCTGGTGGCGCGATGTGTGGCACTCGCCGATGGCCGCGGAGTACATTCGCGCAGACGAGCACGGGCTTTTCCGCCTGGCGGTGCTGGTGGACCAGTTTTGGGCACATCCCACCTCACAGCTCGCGGCAGAGATTCGCCTTCAGCAGCAGGCGTTCGGCCTGACGCCCATTGACCGACGCCGGCTGGAGTGGAGCATCGAGCAGGCCGAATCCGCAACGACCAAACGGCAACAACGTAAAGTGCGCCAGGCTCATGCGGGAGAGATTGATCCGCGTGAGGCTCTCAAGGTGAGCGGCGAATGACGGTGCTGATGGTGCCCGCTCTCGATAAGATACCCTGGCCCACTCTCGGGCCACAGGTCTGTTCCTTCATCGAATCGTTTCTCACGTTCGGCCCTGGGGACCTGCGCGGCGAGCCCGCTCGCATAGACGCGGAAAAGCGCGCTCTGATCTATCGCGCCTATGAGGTATTTCCGCAGGGGCACGAGCAGGCGGGGCGGCGCCGTTTCCGGCGCGTGGCCATCTCCCTGCGCAAGGGCTCCGCCAAGACCGAACTCCTGGCGTGGATCGCCGCCTGCGAGCTGCATCCTGAGGGGCCAGTACGTTGCGACGGATTCGATACCGATGGCAACCCTGTGGGCGTGGGCGTCACCGATCCCTACATCCCGCTCGTGGCCTACACCGAGGAGCAAAGCGACGAACTGGCCTATGGCGCGCTGCGGGTGATCCTCCAGCACAGCCAACTGGTCAACGACTTTGACATCGGCGTCGAGCGCATCATGCGCGTTACGGGCGATGGCAAGGCCGTCAGTTTGGCCTCCTCGCCTGACGCGCGGGACGGGGCGCGCACCACGTTCCAGGGCATGGATGAGACGCACCGATGGACGAGCCCGCGGCTGAAGCACGCGCACCGCACGATGATGGCCAACCTGCCCAAGCGCTATCTCGCCGATGCATGGAGCCTGGAGATCACCACGGCGCCAGCGCCAGGCGAGAATTCGGTGGCTGAGGACACGATGGAGTACGCGCGGCAGGTGGCGGATGGCAAGATCGCCGACACGCGGCTCTTTTTCTTTCACCGCCAGGCGGGGGATGACCACGACTTGGGCAGCCCCGAGGGCGTGCGCGCGGCTGTCTTGGAGGCCTCCGGCCCCATCGCCGAATGGTCGGACATAGATGGCATTGTCGAGCAATGGCAAGACCCGACCGCCGACCGCACGTACCTGGAGCGCGTGTGGCTCAACCGTCTCGTCAGGGCCAGCGAGCGCGCCTTTGACGCCGAGCGTTGGCGAGAGCTGGCCGTGGACGTGAGCCCCGTTGAGGACGGGGACATGATCACGCTCGGGTTTGACGGGGCGCGCTATCACGACGCCACCGCTATCGTGGCCACGCACATTGCCACAGGATACCAGTGGCTCGTGGGCCTATGGGAGCATCCCTATGGCGTGCAGGACTGGGAAGTGCCTGAACACGAGGTGGATGTGGCCGTAGACGAGGCGTTCACGCGGTGGAACGTTTGGCGGATGTACTGCGATCCGCCCTATTGGGAGACGCGCGTGGCGGAATGGGCGGGCCAGTACGGCGAAAAGCGGGTGATGAACTGGTACACGAATCGCATGAAGCCGATGGCCTATGCCATCCAGGCGTTCAACACCGCGATCCTGGCGGGCGATCTCTCGCATGATGGCTCCCAGGGGCTAACGCGGCACATGGGGAACGCCGTGCGGCGCATTCTGAACCTGCGCGACGATCAGGGCAAGCAGATGTGGGTGATCTACAAAGAGCGGCCCGATTCGCCGCACAAAATCGATGCGGCCATGGCCGCGGTCTTGAGCTGGGAGGCGCGCAACGATGCCCTGGCCTCCGGCGTCATGGCGCAAGGCGAGAGCGTGTACGAGACCCGAGGCATTCTGATAATCTGAGGCGACGATGAACAAAACGCCGGCCTTTGGCCTCCGCGAGATCACGGCCCTGATCGGCCTCGGCTGCCTGGCCGCGGGGTTGGGCCTCCAGAGCGTGCCCCTGGCGCTCACCGTCGTGGGTGCATTGCTATTCGGGTTGGCGGTCTGGCCGCTGCTCTGGCCGCGAAGGGGTGAGAAATGAGCCTGCTGACACAGTTGCTACAACCCAGCGCGGTGAACCTCGGCGACGAGCGCCTGTGGCGCATAGGCTCTATCGGCTCCACGGCCTATTCCGGCGTGCACGTGAGCCCCGAGACGGCGCTGATGTCGTCCGCGGTGTGGGCCTGCACGCGCTTGATCTCCGAGTCCGTGGCCACCATGCCCGCGATCATGTACAGACGCCTTCCCGACGGCGGGAAAGAGCGCGCGACGAACCACCCGCTGTACACCGTGCTGCACGACGACCCGAACGAGATTCAGACGGCGTTTATCTTCAAAAGGACGATGATGGTGCACGCCCTGCTCTACGGGGGCGGCTATGCGCGTATCACGCCGGGGCCGCGCGGCCCGGTGGACAGCCTCCAGCCGATCCACCCGGACAACATCACCACCGAGGGGCTGCCCGGCGGCGGCATCCGCTACATGGTGCGCGGCGAGGACGGCGTGCGCCGGCCGGTGAACGCCGAGGACGTGTTCCACCTGCCCGGCCTGAGCCTCAACGGCGTGGACGGGCTCTCCCTGGTGCAGTACGCGCGCGAGTCCATCGGCCTGGCGCTGGCCGCGGAGGGCTATAGCGCCAAGTTCTACTCCCAGAACGCACGGCCCTCGGGCATCCTGAAGCACCCGAATAAGCTTTCGCCGGAAGCGGCGCAGCGCGTAAAAGAATCCTGGGAGGCGGCGCACGCCGGATTGCAGAACGCGCACCGTGTGGCCGTGCTCGAAGAGGGGCTGGAATGGGTGCAGACGGGGATGACGCACGCCGACGCGGAGCTCATCGCCCAGCTTGATTGGAGCGCGGCGGACATTGCGAGGTTCTTCAATGTTCCGCTCCATATGATCCAGTTGATGACGAAATCCACCTCCTGGGGCTCCGGCATCGAGGAAATGGGCATCGAGTTCGTGGTGTTCACGTTGCTCCCGTGGGTGAAAAACTGGGAGGAGTTGATCACCAAGAAGTTGATCTTGGCCCCGCAGAGCTACTTTTGCGAGTTCCTGCTGGACAACATGATGCGCGGCAAGCTCCAGGACAGGTACAACGCCTACGCCACGGCGCGCAACTGGGGCTGGCTGAGCGCCAACGACGTGCGCCGGTTGGAGAACATGAACCCCATCGAGGGGGGCGATCAGTACCTGCGCCCAATCAATACGATGGACATGGCTCAGCCCGAGCTGCCGCCGATGCAGCGCGCGCCCACGGTGACGCCGACCGAAGGCCATTACCATCTCCTGCTCCATGAGGCGGCCTCGCGCGTGGTGCGCAAAGAGATCGCGGCCATGACCAAGGTCGCCAAGCGCACGGCGAACAGCCCCGACGCCTGGGCCAGCGAGGTGGCCGAGTTCTACGCGGGCCACGGCGCCTTCGTGGCCGAGACCCTGCGCATCGGGCGCAGTGCGGCGGACGCTTATGCCGCGGAGCAGCGCTGCGCGCTGCAAGAGCATGGCGCGGGCGTCATGGAGGACTGGGAGACGAGACGGGCGGGGGACTTGATTACCTTGGTGCTGGAGGCCAACAATGCCGCTACCTGAACCGCGAGACGGAGAAGCCTACGACGACTTTATCGAGCGCTGCATGGGAGATGAGAACATGAGAGAGTTCGACGACGCGGCCCAGCGCCGCGCTGTGTGCGAGCGCCAGTGGGATGACGCCCAGGACGACGGGGGTCTGCTGCATCCTCATTGGCAGGGTGTGGGGAACCACACGCATTCGTTCAGCGAGCTTACCGATGGGGCGCAGCTAGGACCTATGCTGACACGCTATAGCCATATCGTCAGCTATGTGCTGAACACGCCCTGGGCCATCACCGCCGACAAACTGGCGCAGATCATGAGCCTGCTGGGCTTCTACGCCGCGGGGAACAAGTTCACTGCCGAGGAGGTGCGCGAGGCCATCGGCATGAGCCAGCGGCCCAGCGCCAGGGCCTCCGGCGCGGTGCAGATCATCCCGCTGTACGGCATCATCACCCAGAGGGCGGGGCTGATGACCGAGACCAGCGGGGGCACCTCCACGGAGGCCTTCAGCCGGCAGTTCCGCGCGGCGTTGAACGACCCGCAGATCGGGGCCATCCTGATAGACGTGGACTCGCCCGGCGGCGCCGTCACGGGGGTGGACGAGCTCTCCAGCGAGATACACGCCGCGCGCGGCGCCAAGCCTGTGGTGGCCATCGCCAACTCGCTCGCTGCCTCTGCGGCCTACTGGATCGCCACGGCGGCGGATGAGCTGGTGATGACGCCCACCGCCGAGGTGGGCAGCATCGGCGTCCTGGCGGCGCATGAGGACGACAGCGCGTTCTACGAGCGCCAGGGGATCAAGACGACCTTGGTCAGCGCGGGCAAGTACAAGACGGAAGCCAACCCCTACGAGCCGCTCAGCGACGAGGCGCGCGCCTACCTCCAAGAGCGGGTTGATGAATACTACTCGATGTTCATCCAGACGGTGGCGCGCAACCGCGGCGTGTCCGTGAGCGAGGTGCGCGGCGGGTTCGGGGAAGGGCGCGTGGTGGGGGCCAAGGCGGCCAAGTCCATGGGCATGGTGGATCGCGTGGAGACGATGGACGAGACCATCGCCCGGCTGCAAAAGGGCCGCCGCTCGCGGGCGCAGTCTCAGGCGGAGCTGGATCGCCGCGCGAGACGGCTGCGGGCGCTGGCCGGATAGTATTGACAACCCGTTCCGGGTATGCTATAATGGTTCGTAGATAGGCCCGCATCCCAGAGGCTCCGTCGAGACCCGAGGGGCGCAGGCAACACGGGAAACGCCTCCGACGAGCGCGCGAACCGTTGCGACACGATGCAAATCGTGGCGTGCGGACGCGCGTTTTTCGTTGCTCCGCCGCCACCCAGCCAAGGAGCAACATGCCAAAGAGGTATCAAGCGCTACTGCAAGAGCGCGCAGAGCTCGTGGCCGAGGCCCGGCGGGCCTTTGAGTCCGCCGAGAAGGACGCGCGCGACCTGACCGATGCGGAGCGCACGCGCGATGACGAGATCGCCGCCAGGCTGGACGTCATCGCGAGCGAGCTCCAGAGAGAAGAGCGCCGGCGGGAGTGGGAACGCTCCGTTGAGGCCGTCGCCAAGCCGAATGCGGGAACCAGCGTCACCCTCCCCGGGGAGATCGCCCGCATCCTAGACGCGCAGGATCAGCCGTTCGAGAGCCTCGCCGAGCAGCTCCTGGCCGTGCGCCAGGCCGCGCTCCCTGGGGGCTATGTGGATCTGCGCCTGCGCGCGCAGCTCGGGCATAACGTGGGCATTCCCGCTGAGGGCGGCTTCCTGCTGCACCCGCAGTACGCCGCGGGCATCTGGCAGCGGGTGTACGAGTCCGGCGCGATCATGAACCGCACCTTCAAGATTCCCATCGGGACGGACGCGGACTCGGTGCTCGTGAACGCGCTGGCGGAGAACAGCCGCGTGACCGGCAACCGCTGGGGCGGCCTGCAAGCCTACTGGGTGCAGGAGGCGGGCAACCCCACGGCCTCGCAAACCCAGTTCCGGCAGATGCGTTTCAGCCCGCACAAGCTCGCCGTGCTCACCTATGCCACTTCCGAGATGCTACGCAACCCGGCCACGCTGGAGGGCGTGATCAACCAGCTCGTGCCGCAGGAAATCGCCTGGCAGACAGAGAACGCTTTCGTCAACGGCATCGGCGGCGGGCAGCCCATCGGGATTCTCCAGAGCGCGGCGCTCATCGCCGTGGCCCCGGAAGCCCTCCAGGCGGCGGCCACCATCGTTTCCGAAAACATCTCGAACATGTGGGCGCAGATGTGGGCCAAGAGCCGGCCCAACGCGGTCTGGCTCATCAACCAGGACTGCGAGCCGCAGCTCGACCAGCTCAGCCTCCAAGTGGGCGTGGGCGGCGTGCCGACCTATATGCCGCCTGGCGGATTGGCCGACGCGCCCTATGGACGCCTCAAAGGG